TAAATGAAGTAATCAGAACCTAAAGCGCTAGTATCTATGGCAAAATCTGTTAAAATTGAGCTTGTAGTTGAGCCGCCGACGCTTTCATACTCAACAGGGATAATAGACGTAAATTCTAGCTTATTAATCTGATTAAATTGATATAGGGAAGATTGTAGCTGTGTTATAGATTTGTTGATGGTCTCACTAGCATCTAATGTTTGCGATGGAATATTAATATATTCAATGCCATCAAACATATTATATTCAAAATTATCTAACATATTTCTTAGTTTTGGACTGAACCCAACATGTGGTCCGAGTAAAGCCCAATTATTAGAATAGTTATAAGTCAAATTATTTGACGAATCAATGCTAAAATATGGCGTATATTGTGGGGATTTAAATTCATCATTAGAAACACAGCCAACATATAGGAAACATTGGAAAGCCATATTTAAATCGTTTGATGGATATGTATTCGTAGATTCTACTCTTATGCTGAAAGAAGTTCCTGTAATGCTACCAGATGAATTATACAGCTTATAAAGTGGCTCTTTTGGATATCTATCATCTAGGACTCCTGATTTATAAGATGCATCAGAACTTGTATGATATCCATCAGAAAACACGAGAGCCTGCATTTGTGTATCTGTTGTATTATCTGGATTTTCTAATAAAAGACATTCTTTCCCATTAAATATTAAATATACTTTTAATCCATGAAGTATTTTTTGGGTTGAATTAGCTGTATATTTAAAAGATAATCTCATCATATTTATCGCTTGGACTCCTGAAGGAAATCCAGCACCAAATGGAAAGACTTGAGTGAGCGAGTTTGTATTTGTATAATTAAAATTCAATGATGCCCCTTGCATTATAGGATTATTCAATGCGATAAGGTAATCATAATAACATGAAACGAAACTTCGATTAATGAAATCAATAAACTCTTTTGGTTCGCGAAATGATAAATCTGAATTAGAAGCGCTATTTAATTCAGCAGAAGCAATAACAGATTTTGAAAGAATATTTGTCCCATCGCGAACTCCATTTTTTCTCATATAAATCTTGTAATCAGCACTATTTACAGGGATTATAAATTTATTTATAGAACTACTGGGAATTTTAAAGCGAATAATAGATAAATCATATTGGCTGGCATCATCTACAATATTTACTGATGATTCCTTAGCAAAGTCAATATTTACAGGCGATGATGTAGTATTATTTAATGTAATATCAATATATTTTTTCGATAATAAATTATCAGTCATTTGTTAAGGTTAGTTTTCAATGAAATAATGAATTGTATATATTATTCTAATAAGTTTTATTCTAAAACATTTTAAATTAAATTAAATCTTATTTTTTATTAAATATATATACTTAGTTTAACGAATCCGTAAACAAGATGGCAACAACACTTATAGAAAAAGTATTACCCTCAAATCTTCAGTTTTTAAACAGTAAAAATGAAGTTTACACATTGGAAGTAGGAAACCGCACTAAATCTATTCAGACATACGACCCAACTTCATTCTCAACTCAGTCTGTCGTGTTTAATTTCAATACCCCTAGTTCTAAAGTAGTCATGGGGCGCCGTTTCATCCTAAAATCTACTTATACTGTAACTGTTGATGCAAACACAACATTTGGAAGCAATTTCGCACCTCGTCAGTGGGCAGGAATGAGTGGAGTGAGAGCCGTAGAATTAACCCTCAATGGACAGAAATCAACATTTAACCCATCAGAGCTTATCCATGCATTCGGTAGATTCAATACAAATCCTGAGCAGAGAGCTAAATTTATGTCAGGTTGTCCTGCTATGCCTGATTACGGTGAATTAGCTGACGAATTGCAATGGGAGACAATTCAGGTGACGGCTCAAGGCATCCCAGGCACTGCAGTAACTGTTTTATCAATTCCGAATAATAACTCGCCTTTTAGCTCAGAAATGCGTTCTGTTGAGGTTCCTCGTTCTTCTATTGCATTTTATACAACTAATGGAGCTACTAGAACATACACTTTTTACACTCCCGTCATGTGCTCGCCTCTCTCGTGGAATTCCTCGCAAGACGGATTAGGAAATGTTTCAAAGATTAATCTTCGGTTAGACTATGAGGCTAATCAATTGGCACACACTTTTATGTATGCTACAGTTTCTGAAGCATTCAATCAGCCTGCATCTGGTAATTTATCAGCTGTTCTTGCCTCTGCCCAACTTCTCGTTGAATATTCTGACCCTCTGGTTGATATTCCAGCACAATTAGCATTTGAACATGTTGAATTACAGACCGACGTGAAGGATGTTGGAACTCTTACAGCAAATAGCACAAAATTATCTCAATATTCAACAACTCAATTTATGGATATTGTTCCTACATGTCTATATGTTTGGTCGTCTAAAAAAACGTCTGCTCGTATCGTTGGCGAATCTAATACATTCCTTGGAATCTCAAATCTTAATATTAGATATAATAATATTGAATATAACTTCGACACTTCACAACTCCATCTCGTTTGGCAGATGAGCGTTAATAATGGGCTTGACATTCCATGGTCTAGATATCTTCACGGTTCAACAGCTCAAAAGGGCATGGAAGGAACCCTTGTCTGTCTGCAATTCGGAAAAGATATCCCTCTCCCAAGTGGAGTCCTACCCGGCTCCCCGATGAAATCGTCACTTTCGGTTAAAGTTGATTTAGTTAATCGTTATGGCGTAGATGTCGATGCAGATTTACACACTGTTCTTTCATTTGGAGCTAGATATCTTATTAGTGAAAATATGGCTAGCATTGTTGTAGGATTAACTCCAGACGAGCAGAGACAGTTAGAAGGTGCACCTATTAGCGAATCCCAAAGCAACGATGCCCACGAAGTAGTAGGAGGTGGGCTGTTATCTGGAAAGAAATTCAAGAAATTCGCAGCTAAAATCGGTTCATTAGCTCAAAAAGCATATGATAACAGAGAGCAGATTATGGATAACGTGCATAAAGCCCAAGGTTTATATAATGACGTTTCTAGCGCTGTAGCTCAAGCTAGAGGTGTATCAAGAAGCGCACCTGATGCATTAGGAAGTGGCATGGTTGGTGGCTTGCTCGTCGGTGGGCGAAGATATTAGATATTTTAGAATATAAACAAATCTAATAATTATTTTTATATAACTTATTTTTTTTTTTGTCATAAAAATATTTGTCATAAAAATTCTTGTAGATTGTAAAACTATTTTGAACAAAAAAATATATAAAATATATAAAATATATAAAATATATAAATAGTTTCTAAACAATGGCGGAAAAGCGTGTTGTTATGTCGTTGAGTGAAATATTAGAGAAAAAGCAGAAATTAGCTAAATCTCAGCCTATTGAATCAAAAAATGCTGTTAAAGGACTAGTTGATAAATCTAAGGTTGTTAAAAAATCAACTAAATCAAATAAAATAACTAGTATTTTAAAGGTTGAAAATAAAAAGCAAAGTATAGAAAAAGATGTTAATTTAAAAACTGCTAATATGAGACTTCATAAAATGGCTAAAGCAAAAGAAGAAGTTGAAAAACCATTAAGTAATGTTATTACAGTTGACAGTTCTAAGATTCAATCAGAACCAGTAAAGATTCCTGAGGTTGTGAAGCCAACACTGAGCAAATATACCAGAGAAACAGATGAACAGATTTTCAATAAATATATTCATCAGTTAAACGTTATTTCTGGACAAAAAAGAGGTGATTATCTTTCGCTCATACATAATATGGTTGGAAATACTGTTTATAATGAACTGGTATCTCAGAAAATCTTAGCTGACATCTCTTCTCAACCGTTTTCTGATATTGAGAAATTAAAAGAATATGTTAATAAGGCAAATAATAATTTATTGGTAATATCGCCATTTGATGCATCTTTTGCTACTCTGTTAAAAACTGCCCAATTAGATGGGAGAAGAGTCAAAGTCGTTGAGGAATCGCAAGTTGTATCTGATTATATTAGAGAGTTAAATATTCCAAATCTTAGCATTATCAATCGATTTCCGCTAGAATATATCGAATCTTACGAGTTCATCACTGATATTGCAGACGTAGATTTAGCATATGCAAATTTTAGATACGCAAGCCCGCAGGAAGTATTATCTTTACTAAATCTTATTTTTGCAATGAATGAATTTAATAAAACTTCAGGAAAGAATATTTTATTATCTAGTTTGCGGAATTATGGTGATAAATTCAACATTCGCGATTTAATATTATCTGTTCCTGTTCATGCTGCATTGAAAATGCTAATAGGAGAAAATTATGAGAAAACTATCCCTGCTAAAATCTATGAGAAATTTTATACGATGATTACAAGAACAAGGGAAAATATATCAGGAAGTGGATTCGGAAACGATGCAATATTTGGAGGCGCATTTAAGGGAACTAAATTAAATCCTAATCCTGATGAATTAACTAGATTTCCAGACCCAGAAATAAGAATAACATCAATTCCTCTTACAACAGAAATAATTTACAGTGGAGAAGTCTATCATAAAATTAATACTGAAGATACTGTAAGCATGAAAACAAACATAGAAGAAGGTCAGGTAAATTTAAAAGAAGTTCATTTATTAGCTATTTATAGTGATAGGTCTATAACAAGCAGAATTAGAAAGAAAAAAGGAAACAATAAAAAAGAAAGCGACAATGCAGAAAGCGACAACGCAGAAAGCAATAAAAAAGAAAGCGACAATGCAGAAAGCGACAACGCAGAAAGCAATAAAAAAGAAAGCGACAACGCAGAAAGCGACAACGCAGAAAGTAATAAAGAAGACACAATTAAAAAAGGCAGTTATATGCGAGGATTAGGAATATTGTTGAGTTATAATCAGAAATCAGGATTATATTCAATCAGGAATGCAGATGGAACTATTACACAAACAGGAAAAAATTATTTCGTATTAGCTATAAAGAATGAGCATGAATCAGGAAAAAATGATATGCAAACATTAGACAATAGCAATATAGATTTCCAACCGGATATAATGCCCGATATTCCATTTGATGTTTCTAATACTGCAGATTTACCTGAAATGGAACCTCAACCTATAGAAGATGAGCCTAATTTAACAAGAACTGGCATGAATGATACTACAGATAGTGTTGTAGTTCATCCAAGAAATATGCCAACTACAACATCTAGAGTATTACCAGTAACAGAAGAAGGAAATGTAAGCACAGCTATTGAAACAACAGCATCAGCAGCTCCTAATGCAAATCCTGCTATTTCTGTTACTCCTCCATCGGTAAATGGTGATAATTCCACTGTCGAGTCATTAAATTCTACTAATGACAATGCAGGAGCTGCTGATGCATCGGCTTCTGATATGCCAATTTCACCAATAAAAGCTGAGGATTCAGCAAGTGTAAAATCAGAGCATGAAATTATTAATCCTCTATCTTTCGATTGGTTAACTGATAGCTCTATTAAAACAAAATCAACTGCATCTGATAATTCTTCAGAAATGCCTGAATTAACAACAGAGAGAACACAACCCCCATCTGAAGAAACAGATTTTAATTCTGCAGAATTAGATGATAACGAAAAGCAATATCTAGATAATCTTGTTAAATTAACAAATGAAAAATTCAAGATTGCATCATTTAAAAAGCTATTTGAGACTAAACGCCCTAATAATCCTGTATTGCATACTTATTTAATCTCTCTATAATTTTTTAGCAACAAAAAAAATATTGTCCTTTAGCCTTATTTTATGTCGTTTCATTTATGTCGTTTCATTTATAAAACTTGTGCATAAATTATTTAAATAATATACATGATGCTGGCGCAATTTAGCGTTAATTTCCATTATCATTGGAATGTTATTCTTTTTTGCATATTTCATTATTTTCATTAATTCCTCTTCTTTTCCATAAAATATCTTGTCGTTTTTAATTCCTGCTATTTCATGCTCGTCATCTCCTGAATTAAATTCATTTTTAGCTCCGTTAAGATGTATTAATTCAAGTCTTTTAATTTTTTTCAAAAAACCCTCCCCCTTGTTCGTAATATTTACACCAGACAGCCATAAATGCGCAGTATCTAAACATATTCCAAAGTTTTTATGTAAAATATTTTTTGTTATCATATTAAGGTTTTCTATTTTTGCATAGGGGTTATTTGTTGTCGCGATTGGTTCCAATAGTAGTTTTATATCTGTTTTTTCTATTTCTTTTAGCAGTTTTCGGGTGACTTCTATAATCTTTTGGGGTGTCTGGTGCGCTCCGATATGTAACACTAAGGAGTGAGCTTTAATTTGTTTTGCTATTTCAACTTGAACAATAAAGGATGAATAATAATCATTAAACTTTTTTTCATTGATATCATTAAATATGTTTATCATGTTATAATTGGAATGAATAGCTATATAATGATTTTCTAATTGTGAAGCTATTTTAATAAGGTTTTCTTCATTCAAATAATCTTTTATAATATCATTTCTTCTGGGCTGTGCAATAAATAACTGGATTGAATTAAAATTAAAGCTTTTGTTATATTTAGATATAGCCTGAATTATATCTTTATTGTTATTTTTGTTAATATGTAAGCCTAACATATTCGTTTATGCATAAACTGTATATTTTCGTTTCTTCAGAATCTATATAATAAAAGTTTTATTATTTTGATATTTAATTTATTTTGATATTTAATTTATTTTTATGTTGTAAAACTTTATAAAACTTTTTATATATTTTTACACATACCTAAAGGCAGAAATTCCATATTCATAATATCTTCGTTGCTATCATCTATTGTTTTCGGTTTTGATTCTGAGCATTTGCTCTCATCAATCTTAATATATTTTCTGTAGTTTCTCATGAAATAAAACAATGTTCCGATTGTATAGTTATTGTTTTTGTATTTCTCGATACTTCTAATATATAAAGGTGTTGCAGAGTCGAATTTTTGCCCTCGCATGCAGTATAACATCGCTAATTTTTCATATGGTAATTTATTTTGTTTGCATACATTGTATAATGCACACAGAACAGACCACCAGCTTTTATATTCTAAATCCGGTTCAATATTTTCAATAATAGATTTTATTTTATTAACAGTAATTTTTTTTGATGAAAATTCAGAATCGCTTGAATCATCAGAATCATCGGAATCGCTTAATTCCCCAATATCAAACGAATCTGATGAAACTGAATCCAATATATCATTATCTTCATCATCTGAATAATCAAGCTTTTCTGTAAATATTCTGGCTTGTTTGTAATAAGCTTCTAATTTTGCTCCTTGAGTATTAGATATGCAATAATCAGCTAAATCTTCTCCATCTCCTAAAAATTCAATATCATCAATAGAAATATATTTAATATTATTATTCTTGATAAGATAACGTTTTAATGGTCTACTACCATCCTCTTTTGTGGCAAAAGGAAAACGCATATTCTGATTTGATTTATAAGCTGAGCTATCAAATCCATTGATGGAAAACATAAAATCTGGCATTGTTTTTAAAATAGCAATAGGGCTATTTGCGCAAATAAGATTTTTTACGATAAAATGGAATGATAATTTATAATAAGTATTCACATAATCGCTACTATCAAACGAATAAATTTTAACATTGTCTGCTGAAATATTATACTTTTCGCTTATTTCCTTGACATATTGACGAACTGCATTCTTATATATAATAGCATAAGCCAATTTCAATTTATCCGCATCCTGTGGCTCAATAGAGTCAATTTTTATCTCAAAATCAAAATATGGGTTGCATTTAATATTAAAGTTCTCATGCAGAGTTGCAGGTTTTGCATTTTTAAGATATCCTTTTAATTGCCATGATTGATAAAAGTTTTGTGCTGTTAATTTAGATTTCTTCAAATCCTTAATAAAATTCACATCTGACAGATTAAATCTATTTGCTAATGGTTTTCTTAATTCTATCTCATCTCCTTTATTAAGAGAATTATTTTTTTTATTATCAGTTACTGGATAAATAGCATATTTTTTAATTACTTCACTAATATCAGAATTTTTATTATATAGGATATCGAATAATTCCTTGTTATCGCTATAAATATCATCATATTTTGCTGAAGTCTCAACTGTCATATTTTCAGATGTTACTTCTGCAATTGTCGGATTTTCAGCTGGAATTTCTGCAACTGAAACCTTAGGCTTGATAGAATAATGCCCGAAAGGAATTGTTGATATTCCATCCTCTAAGATATAATTTTTATCATCATAATGATTCAAGGATAATTTTAATTGTGATATAGTTAAAATCTCATGCTTAACAGTCTTGAAAGTCTGTTGCTCTACGAATAAGCATTTTTTATTAAATAATACTTCCTTATATTTTTCAATATTCATAGCTGCGGCTAAATGCTTTTTAGTTCCTTTGTTTCTGCTATGGATTTCATCATCATTTTTAATCGTATATGTATACTGTTTACTACCTAAGCCGCAAAATTCATCAATCTCAGCTTCATTAGTTTCATATTTCATCTTTCCAATAACTTTTTTATTTTTATCAGAATAAAACTTGTGGTCTTTAGGAAAATCGCTAGTATCGAAGAAATCTAAATTATCTTTCATGAATTTATCATATTCTTCATCAGATGCCTGAACTGAATAAATAAACGAATCTGTATCTGTCATCAATAGTTTTACATCAGGGAAATTCTTTTTTAATACATTATAGAAAAAGTCATACATCAAATACTTTGATAAATCAAGAATACTAAAGCCGCAATATATAGGCTTATTTGCCTCTACTTCATTCTTTCCTAATAGAACACCACATAAATTATCATCGAATATCATAGTATCTTGATAGTTTGGCTTAGAGATTAATTTTTTATGCTTTAATTTATCATTTACTAAAATAAAATTTATTCTGTTTCTTACGTTTTCCATAGTTTTTCCGAATAAGCTATTATTTAACAGTTTATATAAATCTTTTTCAAAATCTGATTTACCATTCTTTCTGTATTCTGTGTTTTTATCAATATAGGTCTTTAAATAACGAGATTCTGTAAATGAAATAACATTATGAATCTTAGTAATCTGAACACCTAATTTTAAAAATAATTGCAATAATCTATAATGGATAACATAGTTTTTCTTGTCATGCAATGTAAGGCATAGTTTTTTAACTTTGCTTTCGCGAATTTCCTTAACATTGCTATTAAGCTTAAGGTATTCTTCTTTTTGATATTCTGATAATTCTTCAGGTTTAGGACTGTAATGATGGGGTAGCGGCGGATATTCCTTAAAATAATCGTGTAATTCTTCTGGAATATGGAAATCGCATTCGAAAATATAGCCTTCTCTTTCTTCTCTGCTTTGGTCATCAGCAATATTGATAATATAATCTACATTAAAGGATTTAAATTTTTCACTATTCTTGTCAAGTAATTTAAAGTTCTTGAGTGGTAAATATTGACACATAGACCATCCATAAAGATTATTTGCGTCAATGTAAAATATTTTTGTTTTATCATCAGCTTTCGCATATCTATTTTTTACCATTGAAATTCCACCTCTCATGTTATTTTCTATCATATTAAAAATATTTGCATCTGTTAATAATTCAAAGTTGATTTTATAGCCTTTTTCGTTGTAAGGAATCGATAAACAAGCATCCCATGAATAAGCAGGTGATGTATAAGAATATAATGGGTCTAGATAGTATTTTTCAATCATATTATAACGGAAATTTTCAAAAATATCAGCCAATAGTAGGACATCAGTCTTTAAATAAATCTCATGATAATCTTTAAGATTTTGGCATTGGAATAGATTCCATACATATTGGGCTTGTTCATATTCTTTGTCTGTAATATTATTTTCGATTTTCTCATTATCAATCATACCACTATATAAGCTAGAACTGAAATCCTGCTTATCTGGTAGTCTATCTACATATAATTTTTCAACACTATCTACAAATTCATATGGATATATACCCTTTTTAATAAGAGCATCTGCAAATTTGCTTTTATTTGCTGAATTGTATTGATTTTCGAAACAGTTTATGTTTTGTTGTAAAATCTTAAAATCTTCTTTTTTCATAGTTTTAGCTACTTTATCTAAACTACTTGATAAAAATGAATTCGAATCAATAAATCTAAGTTCTTCATATAATTCTCGTTTAATATTTGTTTTCTGATTTTTACTGGCTCGTTTCTGAACTCTTGAAAAACTAATATATTTTTCACTAGAGCTTGCAATACAAGTTAACTCGAATTCATCTCTGCTCTGTTTTGCTAATTCTTTGATAATTAAATGCGAATCATAGCCTTTTGAATTGTGAGCTACAATAGGAATAAATCTCTTAAACGAAAACTTAATATTACATTTCGCGCAAGCAGAGCCTCTATATTTTCCTGTTATATGGCAATGGTCACGGTGGCGAATATCTTTGTCATCATATTTCTTATTGCAGATGTGGCAACTAGTAGCATTTTTAAAGTCGGTTTCTTCTTCTTCGCTTAAATTCATAGGAATAATAGTTTTTTTGATTGCAGAAATTCGGCGTTCTTCTTCCGACAGGTATTTAATGAAATCCTCAACGCATTTATTGGAATCTTCATAAATTTCACTCAAATATAATCTATCATGTTTTTCTTCAATGCATTTTGTATAACATGAGAAGCTATTGGGTTCATGCTTATTTAAAATCTTTGTCTTGTTATCTGTCTTATCATCTACCTTCTTTAATGTACATTCAAAATCATAATAGATAACAAAAGGAATAGTTAATTTTTTATGGTAATTCTTAAAATATAGCTTATTATTTTTTTCTGTTGGCAGATTTATTCTGCATGCGTTATCTTTCATGCAATGGGTTAAATGTTCTTCGTATTTGGCTTTATCGCGGATTCTGGTGCACATACAACGCTTACATGCATAATATTTATTCTTAATTTCTGGTTTTCCAATATTACAGAATGCGTTAAAATTGGTAATGAGGCAATAATGACCGTTATTCTCTTCTTTCAAGTATAATAAATCAATAGCATTCTCAGGATTATCTGCAAGTCTTAGATTGTTAATATTCATTCCCTCAAGATAATAGACATTTATTCCTCGATTCTGTAGAATTTCAGAATTCATCTTTTCAAAGGCTTTAATCTGGTTGATTTCTAATGGGAATTTTAATCCTCTAATATCGAATTTCGAAATATCATAATTACTTGCTCTTGTTTTGTTATCTGCAACAGGATTAAGGAAAGCCTCGATACAATAGAGGAAACATAAATTATCTTCATTATGGATATTCAATACGCATTTTTTACCCTCAATTCTGCTATCTTTGATATAGCTTCCTCCCAATAAGTCTAAAGTCTCGGCAATCTGAAGCTGCGCTGACAATATTTGCATTAAAATAGCGTTTGTTCCATTTGAATTATTAGAAATAGTAATATTATGTAACTTTTCAACTAACATAAAATATTCTTCTTCTATTTTATCTCTGCTTATTCCACGTTGAAGAATTTTAGGATAACCAATCTTTAATTTTGCTGTAAAATTATATATATCATAATCCATACTTGTTCCTCTTCTCCATTTACTCACAACTGTCATATTAAACTTAATTCCTGTTTTTCTTGTTTTTTCGTAGATAATATCAACAAAGCTATTTTTTAATGTCATAAGATATATTAAAGGACTTACTAATAATATATTATCAGAATTGTTTTTGTATGTATAATTAACAAAAGCTAGACTAGATGCTTTATAAATTCTGTTATCATTGATTTTTGGCTCGTCTTCTCTTCTGCTTCTTATTTTTTCAATAACATCATTATATTCATCAATATCATGTATGCCAATATCTCTTTCCACAATAAAATGCTTTCCATTCATTAAATCCTTAATAATAGTAACCTTGGCTTTCTTCTCTTTTAACTCGTCTAATTGTTTTTCTAATTCAATTAATTTTAATGAAATTTCACCTCTATTCTTAGTTTTTAATTTTTCTGTGCCTAATTCTATATATTCAAATACACTCAGTTCATAAACAAGCTCTTCTCTAATTTTCTGAATCCTTTTAATCATACTCTTCTTAGTTACCCGTTGTGTAGGTTCAGTCTGGGTTTCTGTAGGCTGAGCTTCTGTTTCAGTGTTGTTATTTGCTGTTAATTCATCGTATAATTTCTGAACTTTTTCGATTCCATATGAGCGAACCTCTTTAAAAGGTAATCCTTTTTGCCTTGCAACGAAGGCGACCAATTGCATGTAATGAGCCATTCGGAATTTAGAATATATTTGGTTAAATATATATTGCTATATGTTTAATATATATTAATAAAAATATAAAAATAAAAAAAATAAATAATTAATTGGTTTTTATTTTTTTATTTTTCAAAAATTAAAATTTGAAAAATATACTCATATAATAATAATTTAATTTTTAGTTTATAATTTCAGAATTTTTTTCATGAATATTTTTTATATGCCGCTTTAGATTATTCTTATTCAAACACATATGACAATGCTCACATTCCACTTTTTCTGAATTGTATTCCCTTATTTTATTAATTATATTTGCTTTATTCTTCTCATAGTGGCGTTTCCTTGCCTCCTTTACCTTTGCTCTGAATTCCTCATTATCTTTATTCTTTTCCAGATACTTTTTCATAGCTCTCTGGTGTGCTGTCTTATCATTTTTAACATCATTGATAATATTATTTAATATTTTGAGGTTTTCCTCGTCGATATCGAGATTATTTAATCTATTAATAATTTTATCATACATTCCGGCTATTTGTATATACAAGATTATATATAAACAAATATTTATTTAAATAAAAAAAATAATTAATTCGTTTTTGTCCAAAAAAAAAACTGTTTATAAAAACTGTTTATAAAAACTGTTTGTCAAAACTGTTTATAAAATACTAATCAGAATCTGGAACTATTGACTCTATTTTAAAGCAACCTGTATATTAAATCTTCTCTCATAATCCTTTATTGCATCTCTTAGATTGGGCTTTTCCCATAGGATGAATCTAGATAATGCACCGGCGGAATATGGATTTGTCCAGTCTTCAGTATTTAAAGCAGCATGCCGTTTTATATAATTCTCTCTTTTTTTGGAATCTTTATGGTCTATATATGTTGAGCCATTTTTTGCCCCAAAGTATATGATTTTTCCCTTTACTTCTGCTTCAAATCTTTTATTTTTGTTTTTACTTAATCGTATAATCATTTTTTCAGAACTCATTTTTTGTTTTATATCATAAACCGAATTTATATTAATATAATTTGTTTTTTGCCTATCAAACAACGGGGAAATTCAGTTCTAACGCAAATAAACCGTCCTTTCATCTCAACGGCTTTCTCTATTTCTTTTTTGTCCATGTTGCAATAATCTTTTAAAAAGGCTCTGGTTTTATGGACTCCTGACGCGTTGGGGTTAAAAAATACATAATTAGACTCATCCCGCATTACACTGTTTTTGGTTCCACCTTTGATATTATGCAAAATATTTATACAATCAATATTTAGCTTTCTTCCAATTTCCAAAGCAGAATTTCTTAAGTTATGCAAATATTGCGTTGTCTCATCTGTTTTCATCCGTTCCACATCATCCATTAAAAGATAGCTATCTTTATATTCCTCTGTTGGAATACTGAGAACATCAGATAAATAAGGATTTAGACGAATTGGTTTATATTTTTTTCCTTTTCTGTTTACGAATTTTTTAGGAATCTCAGTTTTCTCATCTAGTTTGCCTTTCTTTATCATTTTTTCCATCTTCTCGTAATCAATGCATTCATTAAAATCACAGCAACAAATGCGCTCACGGTCTAGGGGTTCATCTTCTTCATTTCTAGCAAATATAAATATATCTTTTGATTTATTAGAAAATAATTCATCTAGCAATTCACCCGCCAAATATGATTTCCCGCTACCCTGCACTCCGTAAATTAAAATTCGTGTTGATTGAACTTCCTTTGGATTCTTATAAAAATAAGGTTTAAAATTATATTCAGAATCAGAGCTTATTTCTCTTGGCTCTTTTATTTCAGCATCTGGATTTATATTTACGCATACTAACATATTAGTTTTTTCATCTCCTTCATAAACATAAGCTATTGGTATAAATTCGCTTGTTATTTCTGATTTTTTTAAAACGTCAATATACATTTTACTATATATTAATGCTAATATAATATTAATAATTTATTAATAAAATATTATTTTTTATGCTCCTATCTTGGTTAATATCTTATCGTGGAGTTGAGTTCCACTAGCCAAACCATCGACAATAGCTCTATATTTAGGGTCTTGAATAGGAATTTTCTGCGCTAATTGTGCTACTTCACCGACAGCATTATTAATTTTATGATATACTTTAGCCGCCTTCATGCCAACCTTCTTAAGTGTTCTCCAGAATGAACCACCTCTCATATTGTCATCATGTAATTTCTGAATTAATCCCCCATGTTCTGATTCTGCAATAGATTTTACATGTGGCATCTCTTCAGAGCCAAATAATACGATTTGAGGATAATCATAATAATGGTTCTCATTTCCGAGGCTGTGGTTTGCTGCATCCTTTAAATGAATAAATTCATTAGTGTTAAGGCTTCTTAAATTATCATAGCATTCATTACCATTAATAGATTTCGCTAATTTATATAATCTATCATTTAGTTGACTATGTGTTAATCTATATTGATGTTTTCTTAAAGACGACATGTTATATAATGTTATATATTGTTATATAACTATTATTTGTATATTTTTATATAAATTCGATTAATCAAAATATTAAATCAAACTGCGATTTTTTCATAGAAACCGAAATAATTCATTAAAACCAGTAAATCATCCGGTTTTATCTCTTGTTTATTTTCTGTGAATAATTTGAAAAATTGTTCATGTGATAAATTCCGCATTCTGAGCCTACTAACTGCCCACATTCCACAGGTGCTAGTATCAGTCTTTGAAGCCTGTAAATGAAACTTGTTATAATCTATAGTATATCCGCTAGATAGCGCATTATTTATTAGTCTTGTTAGGTGCGGCTTTCCTCCTTGGTCTAAATAAAAAGGTAAATAGTTTAATTCAGCATCTTCCTTAAGACCATAACTATCGAAAAATGAAATGCGATTTTTATTCCTCCATAGAGCCGTATAATGTCCACTATTCCAGCTTGAAAGATATAAAATAATAGCCATATCATTTTTTGATGCAGCGAATAAATCATTGATGTTTTGCATATTCGCGAGCTTATCATAAGTTATTGGATATATTCCAATTGCATTTTGGATATCAGTTCCGCTTAATTCATAAGCTTCATCTGTTTGAAGAATTCTTTTTAAAATTCCCTTCATCTTGTTATATAACATTTATTAAAATGAATTTAGAAACAAAAGATATATTAATCACAATGAGAGCAACAGAGCTAAAACGATTTGTTAATTATCTGCATTTGAAAGGAAGAATAAATAACTACTGGAAAATGAGGAAACTAAATATAATTGATGAATTATCGCAATTCTTGGAAGTGGAGGAATATATTGAAGATAATAGAAAAAAATATAAGTTGAAAAAGAAGCCTTCAAACATTGAAATATATATTGAATAATATTTAATTTAATTATATAGATATGAAAAACCATTTTTATTTTTCTTATTTTGGTAATAAGCGTAATGAATTTAAAGAACTCTACCCTCATATAAAAAACATTTTAGATGGAGATGAAATAGAATACATAATCGAGCCTTATTGCGGAAGCTGTGCTATTTCTTGCGCAATTTCGCAATTATACCCTAAAAAATTTAAATATATCTTAAATGATACTGATAAAAATTTAATTTCTCTTTTGAAAATTTCACAAGATAAATTAAAATTTATTGAACTTAATAAAGAAATAAATGAATTAGCTAAGCAAGTTGAAGGAAATAAAGAAGAGTATTTAAAAATTATAAAAAATAATTCTTTAGCTTCATACTTTATAAAAAGTAAAATTTATAATATTAGACAAGGCTTATTTAAGACAGATTATAAATATAAACCTATTGATTTGACAACATGTCCAATATATGATTTTTTAAATTCCGAAGAAATTATTTTATTAAATAAAGATGGTTTTGATGTATTAGAAAAATATAAAGATAATAGCAAATGTTTTATATTTTTAGACCCTCCTTATTTATTTTCGGAAAATGGATATTATGACCTAACCGAAAATAAAACAACAAATATTTATGAATATTGCGCTAAATATGATTTAAAACAAATGAAATCATATATTATTCTAATTTTAAATATAAATTGGATTAACAGATTAATATTTAGAGACTATGGTATAATTGAATATGACAAAAAATATGAGACAACTAAAAAAAAGTTAATTCACGGAATAATATCAAATAAATAAAAACGTTCTTCAGCACCGTTACACTTTCTGGCAACTTCAGGAGGTCAATATCTGAAATTCCTTCATTTCTCGACGAATCACAACTAATACAACAACTTTGATTTTTTTCATATTTTTTTTACCCCAAGATGCGATACGGTTCACCTATTGCGTAGGTGTTCCGCATATTGAACGTCCAAAGTAAGAAAATTTTTCATAATTTGCTCGGAATGTCATGAAACCCCTAAAAATCAAGTTTTGAATAATGTCCCGTGCGGAGTTACGACTATACACACCAACCTATCAATCCAAACAGTGCGGGGTATAGCTCAAGCATTATCAATATATCG